AGAGAGCAGAACTTCCGCATTCCTCCCTGTCCAGGCGTCTTCGCAGGAAGCCCCACACCACAGTTGAGACAGGACGACAGGGACGGAGGCAACTACTTCACCTCTCTTGGCTTGTCCAGAATCGCCTGCGCTCGATTCAACATATCCGCCCTGACGTTCACCGCAGTCCGCTGGAAGAACCCAGGATCCGCTGCTGGCATCCGGCCACGGTTTGCGTTCTTGCGTGTCGAGTCGATACGTGTGCCGGTTCCGTCCTGCCAGATCGTCGCCAGCCTCGGCCCTGACACTCTCCGAGCCGGCAGGATGGCTTCAGGACTGGAGAGGTTCCGGATCCGGATGTCATCCTTCATATGCTTCCGGCCAGGATGTGCCTTCCGTCCCAACGGATACCGCTGCTCGAGCCGATTCGCCATCAGTTGCGCGGCCGGATCGATGAGCGTCCCGACTTCGCGCTTGATCTCCTCGCTGGTGCGCTGCAAAGCACGGACAAAGTCGGCCTGATCGAAGACATCAGCCATCAGACTTCGCCTTGTTCGCCTTCGCCTCAATCACCGCATCCATGTCCAGCGAATCCTCGTCCTGGTTCCGCTTGCTGGCCCACTCCAACAGTTCCCGATATTCATCGAAGGCCATCTCGCGGAGTTCAGGTAGCGTCCAGTGCATCAGTTCACAGACGGCGAACTCGGTGCAGAGCCTGTCTCGCCATCCGGGGTCTCTTTTTTTTCCTCGGCCTCCGCTTTCGCCAGCGCATTGAGATGCGCCGTCAAGGCTTCCGAGATGCGGTCCAGCTGCTTCTCGTAGAGGTTCTCGATCACATCAATCCGGTCCTTGAACGACGAGCCAGCCCCAGGCCACGGAATGACCTTGCCGTCTCCGTTCTCCACGGACCACTGCTTGATCCGCACCGCCGCGGTAGCGATGCGATGCTTGACGATGTTGTATTTCGTGCTCTGGCCGTCAGCCGATAGTCCGTCGTTCGAGTAGGTGTGAACGTCCTTCTCGTCACGAACCGTCTGCTGGTCTTTCACGTCGATCCATTCGTTCGTCTTCTTGAGCGGCAGTCGCGTGATCATCTGCTACCTATCGTGCCGAGAGGGAGGGCTGGCGGAATTGCCAGCCGTGCCCCTCAGCGGTCGTCCCTAGACGGGCGATCCGTCGATCTGATACGTCCACGCCCCGTTCCCTGAGAACGTGGCCGTGACTTTTACCGCATCGTTGACCGCACCGCTCATCGAGATCGAGAGCCAGCATGGACCTGTCACATAGAAGCCTGGCTGGTCCGTGGACATCGTGATGCGGAAGTTCGTCCCGGTCGAGGAGTCCGCCGCATCCAGCAACTGTCGGATGTAGTCGGTGTCAAAAAATCCCTCGAAGGTGCCCGAGGCATTCTTCAGCCCAGCCAAAAATCCCTTCTGCTCATCACCGAAACTGGTTACGTCCACCAGATCGCGATCCCCTGCGATGGTCCATGCACTCAGTGATCCAATCACCGCCTGCGGCGAACCCGATCCGATCTGAATCTCTCCGTGTCGTCCGTGCAACTTCATGGCTTCTCTCCAACGGAAGCCAGGGTGGCTGACGGTCGAGCCGTGCGAGCCTGGGCGTGAGCTTGCTTTACCAGCAAGCGGTCGAGGGCTTTAATTAGCCCTCTTGTGTGCCTGAGCACATCAAGATCGGTCGGTCGGTCGATATACGACTGCAGCAGCATCTGATAGAGCTTCTCGTAGCCTGCGCGTGTCATACCAGACTCACCCGCACAGTCACGAACCGCTGGAACCACAGCACGCCGTCACTGTTGAGATCAACGGGCGGCTGAAAAGCGTTCCTCACGAAATCTACGGCACTCGCACCACTGACAGAGTCCCAACAGTTCGGAGGCGAAGCCGGGGATTCCCCGAGAAGAACTTCCATGACGCGAGAGGCGATACTGTCTACCTGGAGTGACCCGCGATAGGTAGACGAGCACTGCACAATTACATCAACCTGTCGCCCTCCGCTGTCATCCCCGAAATCTACCACCCACGGCGCTTCATCTCCACCCATCAGCAGGATATATGGCGGATCCGTCCCCTGCTTCAGATGGGTATGCACCTTGTCTGTGCCGACGAGTGCAAGCAGGCCGCTATCGACCTTCAACGCATCGACCGCCGCGTTGACGCAGTCACGAACCCGAGAGCCGGCCACCTAGACCACCTCCGAGCAATCGAGTTCCATCCAGCGCTGCTTGCCGTCCGGATCCCGAACTCCCAGAATCTGCAACTCTGGCCCAGTCGGTGCCAGCCGCTTCAGTCTGCGTTCTCCAGTAATCCGGTCATCGAAATACGTCATCACGCGATGTGTCGCAAGGTTCTGAATCGCCCCTGCCAATGACTGCTCCCGGGCCGAGATGGACTGCACATCTCCCCAGAGTTGTGGCCCATCACTCCACGTCGTGGACTGTCCGCCTTCCCCGTCATCCGTGGTGACTGGAATGCGGAGTCCGAGCGAGTGACGCATCTGGCCTGCGCTCACGCCGGCACCATGAGCGGCACTTCGTGGTATTCGAAACTCAGCACCTTCGGCTTCCAGTCACGACCACGCTTCGCAATCAGTTTTCGAACCGCGGCATCTTCTGGCTGCTTTCGGAGATACGTGCTGGTGCTAGAGTCGCCCTGATACTCATGCCTGACAAGTCGGTCAGTCAGGATCGCCATCGGAGCCACAGCAGCACATCGCCTGCGCCAATCCCCATCGGTGCCGTAGTAACCTGAGAGCGTTTCGTCATAACCGCCAGCCTTCCAAAACATCTTGCGCGTAATAAAGAAGCTGGCTGAGTGCGGAGTAATCTTCTCTCCGGTGTGCTCAATCCTCGACAGGCTATAGATGACAACCTGATTGTGATGGCCGTAAATCAGCGCCTCCAGCGTAGAGACAGGTGCGACATGGTCCATATCCGTTACCAGCACCCAGCCATCCGCTGCGTGCTGCATCCCTATATTCCTAGCCGCCAACCAGTTCCAGCGCACGTCCTGCTCAATCCGAAACAGCCGAATCGGAAACGGTTGCTCAAGACGCATTAGGACATCGATGGCAGGCAGCGGTGACCCGTCGTCAACGATGATGGCATTTAGGTGCGCTCGCAATGACGCAGGCACAGTGCTCCACCAGCCAACCTGCTGCCGTAAGAACTGAGGGTTGTCGTAATACGGCAGGACAATCGTGACATCCTTCGGCGTCATGCGCTGTGGAACATGCACCACCGGCAACGCCGCGCACCATGGCGTCCCCATCACGCCGCCCTCCACACAGCATCCACCCACGGCCAGCGCTTCGCGGCTTCCTCGTTCTTCGGTGTCTTCACCAGCACCACTTTCGCTTCCGCTGTCGGCGGTTCGTCGCCCAGTTCGCTAATCCGCGGAAACCATTCCGCCGGCATCGCATCCGCAATCGGATACTGCTCTCCGATCCAGTCCTGATCGCCCCAAAGCCGCATCGCCACAGATGGCGTCCAGTCATCGAACAGCCGATGATTCACCCCGTTGTCCCAGACCATCACGGAACTGTTGAACCGACGCACGGTCTTCAGTGGACCTTTCCCTTCAAATGTTCCTCCAGGCGGCACCAAAGCAAACCGTGAGGGATAGTCCAGAATCTCTGACAACGGCCCGACCACCAGCGTATCGAGGTCCAGATACAACACCCGACCTGACAGCATCAACGCCGCATCGAAGCACCGAACCTTCGACCACCAGCCTTTGAGCGGTCGCGGAGCTGGAATCGGAATCGTGTCAATACCACGAATCTCCCACGGGCGATCTGTCAGGCAGACGAACCGATAGGGCCGGTCATCCATCCACCGCGCCACCATCGTCTGCAGCCGATAGACATACTCGTCCGAGTAGTCCACTTGCGCCTTGACCCAGACGCAGAGGACCGTGGTCACAGCCGCAGCCCCACGGCATAGGCCCGATTGGGGAGCACCTGAATCACTTCGGTGAAATACTCCTCAATCCGTTCCACCGCACCGAGCACATCCGGCAGATGGACATCATCGAAGATGACCAGATCCCCCGCTTCCTGACGTGCGGCCAACAGACGCCCTTCTTCCTCGACCACCGATCCCTTATGTTTGCCGTCCACAAACGCCACATGGACCCGTTCTCGGTGCGTCTCGAGCCAGCGCACGCCGGTCATTTTTGACGCCTCGATCTTGGACGAACTTGCCCACGGATGCAGGAGTTCCTCCAGCGTCTTCAATCCATCGAGGTCGGCTACCGTGTTCCGGTAAATCCGACCATGCGGGTCAATCACATCGACCGTGGCGACATGCCCTTCCACGCCAGCATCGCGAATCGCCCACGCCAGACAGAGCGCAGAGAACCCCTTGGCCGTCCCGATATCCAGCAGCGTGAATGGCCCCTCATCCTTGGAGTAGGAGAGATATCGCCGTGCCGCAGCATACAAGACTCGCCCATGCTGCCAGTTCGGCGGATGCACCTTCAGCGGACACGCCAAGACCTTCGCGGCGTCCTCGAGCAGTTCCCGATCCAGCGCATAGCCCATCCGCACTTCGAAGCCGTCAACGGTCGGATACTCCTGCTGCCGCTCGAGGTCGAACGCTCGCTGATAATCCTCGACAGTCGGCCCCAGCCTCGTGTCTGTCGTCATGCCGCGCTCCGTTCACTCGGCACATAGACTTCGTCCGAGTGCAGCCGGAAGGACAACCGATAGCCATGCACCGTCAAGAGTGACCGAACCTCATCCCCGACATGCCCGTAAAACTCGATGTTCTCGTTGATCTCGACCATGATGACCGGCCGGCAACGCTCGATGGTCATCCGTGCCCCGATCAGCGCGAACAGTTCGAAGCCTTCCAAATCAAGGCAGAGAAACTCGCAATGTGGCAACTGGAGGTCATCGACTAACATCGTCGGAATCGATCCCGCCCCAGAGACATGCGTAATGCCTTCATGGGGGAATCGATGCCCCTTGCTGCCTCGCCGTGTCTGCGAGGTATCAATGCCGTCGTGGGTCATCCCAAGGGCCGCATGGTGCCGCTTGATGTTCTTCTCTGGCGCATTGGCACAGAGCACCGGGAACAAGGCCGCACTCGGTTCGAACGTATGGACCGTCCGGAAATACCGCGCCAGATACTTCGGGAAGATACCCAAACACCCGCCCGCCTGCACGCAGCAGTGTCGTCCGGTGCAGAGGCGCAAGGCTCGATCCATAGTCGGCAGATCCCGCTTGGCATACTTCAAGGCAGGCTGACTGCCTGCGAAGGTCTTCCAGTCCCACGACGGAGGCCGCTTCATGGCTAGCAATAGAGCCTCCGGATCCAGTCGATGTTCTGGGCCTCGTAGCTCCATGGATCGACACGGCCATGAAACGCAATCACCTTCGCATCGGGCGGCAACTCGTAACTGTTTTTCGACAGATGCACGCGGTAGGAATAGACGCCATCCTTCGTCGTCCAGGTCGCCTCATTCGGCCCGAGGATGTAAGAGAACCAGCCCTGATCGGAGCCTTTCTTTCCTGCGCGTTGGGCGAGCATTGGAGAGGTCTTCGGGTCGAACTCCGACCAGACCTTTGGGCGGCTCCCGGTCTTCAGCATCCAGAGCGAGCCGTTATACCACTGCGTCTTTGGGAAGTCGGACTGACCCCAGATCACGAAGTCTTCCGTGCGCGAAAAAAGCTTTGTCAGATCACCCACGATGACCGTGTCTAGGTCAATCGACACCAGCCGTTCTCCGAACATCTTCTGGGCATCCGGAGCGAACAACTTCAGCCGGCGATAGCAACTCGGATTTGTGCGCCCGTTC